GCTTGTATCAACGTTTTAAACGGGAGTGAGAAATGATAGCGTTATATGTGAGAGTGTCCACCCACGAACAGGCTGAAAATGGCTATTCGATTGACGAACAAATTGATAGACTCGTTGCCTACTGCAATGCGCTCGGTTACGATTCTTATAAAGTGTATAAGGATCCGGGATTTTCGGGCGCCACAACCGACCGACCAGCTTTGCAAAATCTTATCAACGACGTGAAATTACATCACGTCCATAAAGTGCTTGTCTACAAGCTCGACAGATTGAGCCGTTCGCAGGTGGACACTTTGAACCTCATCGAAAATGTATTTTTGAAAAACGATTGCGACTTCAACAGTATATCCGAAAATTTCGATACGGCGACACCGTTCGGTCGTGCAATGATAGGAATTTTGGCAGTATTTGCACAACTGGAACGTGAGCAGATAAAGGAACGTTTGAGCATGGGAAAGATTGCCCGAGCCAAAAAGGGATTATATAAGGGCGGTGGACTTGCTCCGATCGGGTACGATTTTATCAATTCTCGTTTAGTAGTCAACGAATCAGAACGAGAACAAGTGAAATTAATCTACGATATGTTTGAATCCGGTGGAACGTATCGGGGGATCGTTAAATTTATGAATGATAATGGGTATCGTCATAAATATGGTCAATGGCATCGGAACACATTGACCAATGTTTTACAGAATCCAATTTACACCGGCACAATGATTTACAATGGCGAAACCTATGAGGGTATACACGAACCGATAATCAGCCAACGGCAGTTTGATAATGTGCAAGCGATTATTAAGCGCAGAAAAGGGCAAAGACAGGACAATCGAGCGTCCTTGCTTGGAAACATTCTTGTTTGTGGGCGCTGCGGAGCTAAGCTCCATGCGCATAGGTATAGCGTCGGATATGACTACTATTGGTGCGATAACAAACGGCAGTGCCACAATCGGTCATACCGGATTGACAAGCTGGATACCATTATTTTGGATGAAATCCGAAAATTGAAAATAGATCCGGATTTTAAACCCTCTCTAAAATCTCATCATACAGACGCAAAAATGATTAATGAACAAATTGCCCGGATTGATTCAAAAATCGCTCGTATGATAGATTTATACGGGCTTGAGAACGTTCCTATTGATATTTTGGAAAATAAATTGAATGAGCTGAATGAACAGAAACGCAAACTTATCGACCAGCTGAACAGAGTGCCCGACAAACTTGATTTTGAACAAGTAAACAACTTGCTGATTGATTTTCAAACTCTTGTTGATACTGCCGACATGAAACCAATCGTAAATTTATTGATTGATCGGATTATTCTTGAAGATGACACGATTAAAATTGAATGGAACTTTTAAAAAAACCACTCGCTTATGAGTGGTTTTAATTATGCCAGCGTTAAGAAGTTAGCGTTCATTTTTTTAACTTCATTTTCAAATTTAACTGTAACCATTAAGCCATTTTGTGATTTTACAGTGCCGATACCATATTTTGGATTATTGACTTTTTGACCTTTGGCAAATTGATTAATTTTGACTTCCACCGGCTTTTCATCATAACGACTGTTAAATTCTCTGCGTTCTCTTTCAACTTGCATCATATCTAATTTACTGTAGTTTTTCATTTTATGTACCTCTCTTTACACTCATATTATAACATAGGTACGTACCTATATAGTAAAATAGACCAACTTGGACTATGAAAAAAGTAACAATTGTAGAATCAGGACCTTAAAAAAATAACCGGCTTTATTTGCCGGTTATATCTTTTCGGATGAGGGATTTGATGTACCCTTGTCTGTTCGGAACGGAATCGAGCTTTTCTAAAATATCCCGATCCGTTCCAACATTTAGTTTGAGATAAATACGGCGTGTGTTCGCTGCGTCGTATTTGATTTGTCTTTTTGTCGAATCTTTCATTTATTACCTCGGTTCGAACTCGTTTAATAGCTCGATTTGTCGTTCCCAATAGCTAACCTCATTTTTGTTAGCTTTCATATTAATGCGTTCGCCGGCTTTTAGCTGGTCGATCGTTTCATTAAACAGATTTAACCACCATTGTTTGGTTCTCATTTCATCTGTAATAAAACTTTCGTTTTTTCCGGATAATGCTAATCTAAATTGACTAGCACTATAATTTTGCAAAAATTGTTCATTTTTCATGTTTAAAATTCTCCTTCCTCGAAGACCGTTGCGTCTTCGTCTTCGCTTACATAACACTCACCCATGTCGTCCTGAGTGAAGTACCAACCATTTTTTACTGCCCAATCTTCTAGATCTAGTGGAGTATGCCCCCAGTACTCATCGGTTAGTGCGTCTTTAATTTTGTTTGTGTCGTAGTAGATTTTCATTTTATTTATCTCCTTTTCTTTAATTTGGTGTTATAAGTGTTATCGCCTCACTTTGGGTTTAGTGTTTATCCTCTGCACTTACAAAGAATACCACTTCATAACAAACGCTATTGCCTTTCTTAGTTTTTGACTTCATTGCCAATCTATCTTCTTTTTTCATTTTCTTGGCAAATAAATCAGCTTCACGTTTTGTTTCAAATCTTCTGTACAATCTCATTTTCTTTTCTCCTCAGGATTTTTTATCCCTTATCTCTTTACACTTATATTATATACTAGGTGCGTACCTATGTCAATACTTTATATCACTTTTTTTCGTTTAAATTTATCAATAATTCGTTTATAATATTAGTGTCACAACATAATAATAAATGAACCGGGAAGCTTGTTTTTTATCTCCTTACTATGTATGCTTTTACTTTCGTTTTCATTTTCGACCGGTTCAGCCTTTCTCCTTTCTTTGGCATGTGACACATTGAAAAAACCACTCTGTTTCGAATCCTCCGGCAGAGTGGTTTTTTTACTTTTATTCAAGCTCGTTAATACGAGCTTATTTTTTAGTGAAATTATTCCATTCCGTTTGAATAAACAACAAATGTGACTTCCGTTCCTGGGTGGGTTATCGGAACATTCAAAGTAACGGTTCCGTTCACGTTTGTAAACTCATCTTCAGTCAATAAAAGACCACTGATGTACACGTCCAAAATATCGGTACTGATTGAATATTCCGGAATCAGAGTAGTAACGTCAAATGTATCTTCACTGGTTTCAACGGTGGTATGAGTATACACATACTGGCTCAAAAGTTTCGGTTTGATCTGGTCTTTTATGTCTTCAAACCATTCGTTGAATTGACTTGTGAATTGCGTGAACAATGTCGTTGTATCAATTTGGTCAATCAAACCTGTAACGATACCACATAGATTCGAATCCTGCCGGCGGTCGGTTATATTGCTGGCGGAAATCGACGTTGCCAGCTTTGCCACGTAAATATCAGCTAGTGCCATTTCGTACCGTGACGCGGTTCGTGTCAATGTCGGCGCTTGTGGATTCTGCGCCAGCGTGCCTTTGATGATGTCGATACCCATTTCACGAGCTGTATAATCGGCATAGAAGACCACCCGATCGATTCGGTTTAGCACTGAATCCGCTGCGGACACCGTCAATGTCAAATCGGCAGTATTTTCCATTTTCAGACCATTGATCCAGCCCGATCCGGCACCGACGATTACATCCATGCCACTGCTGGCTCTTACCTGCAATGTTGTTGACGGATTTGCAAAGACACCATTTCCGACCAATAAATCTAAATAGGATGTAAAATCGTTTGCGTCATAAACCCGGTCATATTCATCGCCCACTTTTACCGCATTGAAAAAATAACTATTAATTGCCATTCGTTTCCCTCTTTTCTATACACCAAATGTCGGCGTCATTGTAAATTTACCACTCTCGTCAGTCGAATAAATCATTTCAATTAACCTTGTGTTTATATAAATATTCCAGTCTTTATTTTGGACAGTGCAAATATCACCTAAATAAACATCGTCCTTGTAGGTATAATTCGTAAAAAATACCTTACCAGCAAAAGCCTTCGTATATTCGGTGATGTGTTCAAGTCCCTCTTGTCTTAACTGCTCAAGATATACGCTTGTCTTTATCTGTCCATTGTTCGTTGAAGCGTTCCGAGCATCTTGAAAAATCTCATAGCGTGCCAGACCGCTGTTTGCCGTTTTATGCGCCCACTGGGTTTTACGATTGACACCCTCGCCCTCACCTGCGACTAAAACATCAGTAACCATTGTCGTATAGTCTTCCTCATAATCGCTTGACTCCAAATTATCGTAGTCCTTTGAGAAAACGATAAATGGATTTTCGGACTGGTCAAAACTTCGGTTAGTACCCTCATACAGTTTGAAAATAAACTTCCCATTTTCAAGTGTTATTTTGTTTCCCAAACCATATTTAAGACACAAATCATCAATGGATTCTAGCAGATTTTTCCCGGTGTACTGCGTTTCGATTTTGATATCGCTTGTAATTGACGATTGAAAAGATAGATTCGGTATTTTTCGTTGGACAATTTTCGGGTTAATTGCATTTTCGTTAATCAACGTTTTAATACACTCCTGAATTTTCCCTTTCACCTGCGTTTGTGTGGCGATGATTCGCCTTGACAAGATACTTGATAAAAACCTACCTTTGACAACAATCATTTCTTCGGCATCCGTCAATCTGTCAATTTTAGTAAATTTAATTTCTTCAATAACTGCATAGTCTTCGGTGCTGTCAAACAAGCGTACGTAGTAATCTTTTTTGATGAGCGATAACGATTTTTCATTTATCGGCACGCACAATTCAAAATCGCCGGGAGTATAATACCGTTCTGTCCAAATGAACGATATATAATCGTCGATGATACCTAATTTTTCAAAATTGGTATTCAAAATCACTGGTAACATTTCCATAATTTATACTCCCTCAAACAGATCGTAATGTCTAAACGTGACGGTCAGATTGCTTGCCTGTCCTGCGCCGACTTCGTAAACAAATGTATTTTCGCCCGGCTCCAGCTGTAACCACGTTGAACCGTCTTGAACATAGTTAAATAAATTTATCTCGGCGCCACCTCTTAGCAGTGTTACGGTTTTTTCACCGGCAAGCGTATTGATTGTAATCAAATCGCCGGGAACCATATCATAAAGAATGCCAATGTACTCATTTGTCATGTAATTAATGACCCTCGGATTGCTCACATTATTTGAAGCGTAAAATTCAACGATAAAACCCGTAATCAATTCGCCTTCATTGACCACTGTCACGTCTGTCGAAAACTGTTCTTCGCCGAAAACGATATTTTTCGGATCTAATCCCCAAAATGGGAAATGGAACATTTTGATCGTGTTCGTCAGCTCGTTTATCACTTCCTGCGCATTCTTGAAGAATGGCGACGGACAAATGATTGTGACGGTCGCAATTTGTTTTTTCTCAAAATGGGTAACGTGCACTTTCTGCACGTACCCTTCAATATAAACATCCCGAAGATCGGATTTATAAAATAAAGTTATCGGTCTTTTCACATGCAGAACATCATACATCTGCAAACGGTTATATTCTGCGTCATATTCGATTGCAAATGCAATATCAAATGTTCGAAGATTTACTTTTGCGCTGTTGAATCTTTGACCGTCAAGAAGTGCCGTATCTGTTAGATTGATATTTGCGTCGGCGGGGCTCAAACCGTCAATGTCTGTAATGGTATAAGGACCGTTCAATTCATTGAATGTAATGGAATTGCCCTGTTCGTTCTGTAAAGTCAATTTATACATTTCTCAACCCCACCTTTGCATTAAACAGCATACTGTTTGTTTCTCGATATAAAGTCAATCGGTCAACGGCTTTCGGACTGTTGATTGTTTGGTTGAAAACGACCGTCTGTCCACTGTTTGCGCCGGTCACATTTATTCCGTTTCCGTCAGAAGTTCCGAACGCATTTGAAACGATACCGCTTGTGTTCGCCGAAATCTGCGAAGACAATCCCATTGTCATTCCATTCAATGAGTTTTTCAAATCGTGCTCCAATCCCGGAAGACCTTTGTCGAATCCGACTGCGATACCTTCGACGATTCCTTGACCGATGACGTCACGCGCCCATTTTGACGGCGAGTTGATGCCAAATAAATTTTTGATGAAACTTTTGACATTGCCGACCCAGCCTTGGATTTGTCCTTTAATCCAGCCTAGACCATTACTAATACCATTCCAGATACCACGCACTACGTTCATTCCGACACTGACCACCTGTCCCGGAAGACTCGCCAAACCGCCTACGATATTGCCGACAAACTGGCTTGCTGCCTGCATGGCTTTGCTTGCAAATTGTCCAACAAATGATTGTGCTCGTGAAATTGCGTTTTGTAAGAAGCTCCAAACTTTCGAAGGCAGATTTTTCACATTATTTACGATGTTATTTAAGAACTTGGATCCTGCTTCTGTTGCCTTTGAAACGATGTTGGAAACAAACTGCGCTACTTTATTTTTCGTGTCAGTTAAGAACGTTTGAATGTTTGTAGGCAGATCGGAGAAAAATTGAATCATCGTGTCAATGGCTCCCGGAACAGTCACCGTAAAGAAGTTTACGATTCCGTCAATAGCTGTGCCGACTGCGCTTTTGATTGCTTCCCATGCCGACGTGACAAAATTTCGGAAACCCTCATTTTTCTGCCATAGCATGACAAGACCAGCCACCAACGCTGCGATACCTGCGATGATTAATGTAACTGGACTGAATGCCACTGCTAGCACACCACCTAGCACACTGAATGCGGTACTTACTGCCGTTACCAGTGCGCCGATTGCTAATGCTCCGGCTAGCACTCCCAGCGCAGCGCCGACCGCTACAATGATTGGTTCAAGCGTTTCGAAATTGTCGGCGATCCAGTTCATAGCTGGTTCTAAAACCGATAAAATATTATCGGCGACCTGTCCGACGTCTGTTTTTAACTTCTGAAAAGCCAAAGCCAGCTTATCGGGACCGTCCTGCGTTTCATTAAACGTATTATCGAGCGTACCGCTCGTGTCTGTTGCAACAGTTGCTAAATCTTCAAATGACAACGTGCCATTTTTCACGGCATTATAGATCTGATCACCCGATTTCCCGAACAGATCATACGCTAATGTCAGACCGTCCATACCGTTGGCACCGTTCATAATGCCGTCCTGCAGTTCTGCTAGCGCCGTATTCATATCTTTACCGTCTGCAGTCGCATTTTTCAAGGCTTTTCGCAACCCTTGCATGACCGTATCTACGTTGGCGCCCGATATTTCCATTTGCCCCATAAAGTCGGCAGACTGTTCGAATGATAGTCCCATTTCCTGAAACGCAGCGCCGTTCTGCACAAGTCCGTTTGTCAACGTGTCAACGGTTATGCCGTATCTTTGCGCCGTAGCGGTCAATGTGTCCATGGCTCCGTCTGCGTTTGATAGATCAAGACCATACGCATTTAAGGACTTTTGCACGCTGTCCACGGCATTGACCACATCGACACCGTTGACCTGCGCAAACTTCAAAAACTGCGTGCTTAATCGTTCAAGCTCCTGTCCACTGACTCCGAACCTCGTTGATACCTCACCAACGGCACTACCAATGTCTTCATTGGATGCGACAATCTGTCTTGCCACGTTTGCATAGTTGTCGGTCAGCTCTTTGGCGCTCTGTCCTGTAGCACCTGTGGCACGTATGGCGATATCGGCACCCTCGTCAAACTGTTGCCACGCTTCCGCTGCGAATTGCGCAAACTCTTTGAGCATATCGATTGCCTTTTGGATGCCTTGGCTC